ACCAGACAAAGGAAGTCTAGTCTCCGGATTAAATCATATTCGTATGATTAATCTTAGGATCCCGGTATCTAGAATCTGGATCTGGATTCGGTTTAATTGAATTGCGATCGTTTATAAATTAGAAAGGAGATTTACTACTCAAAATGTCTGACATTTTCAATGAGACTCAATCATTTAGAAACTATCAGTCCAACTTAGGCAGAGATGGCAGGGCCAGTGCAGCAACGACTACTTTGACAACTAAAGTGAGGATCTTTGTTCCAGCGAATAATAATCCAAACCTCAGATGGCGTTTAACACTATTCTTGATGGATGTCGTGAGGTCACCTGCCTCCGCAGAGTCTATGAAAGTGGGTGCTGGGATATCCTTGGTATCTATGTATGCTGAAAAACCCGGGGCTCTTGTGAGAGCATTATTGAATGACCCAGATGTTGAAGCGATAATCATAGATGTTTATGGCTTTGATGAAGGTATTCCTATAATGGAACGAAGAGGTGATAAAGCTACAGATGACATGGATTCCCTAAGAAAGATTGTTAAAGCTGCACATGATTTCAGCAGAGGAAGGAGTTTATTTGTTGATCAAAGGGTCCAGGATATTGTTATGTCAGATATGGGGTCATTTGTGAATGCTATTACTTCCATAGAGACGCAGATATGGATTTTGATCGCAAAGGCTGTAACTGCCCCAGATACAGCAGAAGAGAGCGAAGGAAGAAGATGGGCAAAATATGTTCAGCAAAAGAGGGTTAATCCTTTGTTCTTGATTTCTCCACAATGGATCAATGACATGAGATCCCTGATTGCGGCAAGTCTTTCGCTTCGTAAATTCATGGTTGAACTACTGATGGAAGCTAAGAAAGGACGGGGGACAAAAGGAAGAATAATGGAGATTGTATCCGATATCGGAAATTACGTTGAAGAGACAGGAATGGCAGGGTTCTTCGCTACAATAAAGTTCGGTCTTGAGACCAAATTCCCTGCTTTGGCACTTAATGAGCTCCAGAGTGACTTGAACACAATGAAAAGTCTCATGATACTGTACAGAAGCATAGGACCAAAGGCCCCCTTTATGGTGTTGTTGGAAGATTCAATTCAGACCAAATTTGCTCCAGGAAGCTATCCACTTCTTTGGAGTTTTGCGATGGGTGTAGGCACAACTATTGACAGAGCTATGGGTGCCTTGAACATTAACAGAAGTTATCTTGAACCTGTCTATTTTAGGCTAGGGCAACAATCAGCTAAACATCAAGCAGGAAATGTTGACAAAGAAATGGCAGAAAAGTTAGGATTGACAGAAGACCAGATCGTGCACCTATCAGCTAATGTGAAGGATGCAAGTCAAGGTAGAGATGACAATCAAATCAACATCCGAGAAGGGAAGTTCACAAATGTTGTTGATGACATCCAGGATCATGCCCAGAGTTCCTCTGAGGATTACAATCCTAGTAAAAAGAGTTTCTCAATATTGACGAGCATCACATCCACCGTAGATAGTGCTGACAGTAGGTCTGCAATGAATGAGTCAATGACAACAACATCCTTGCTGAAATTGAGACAGAGGCTGGCAGAGAAGAAAGGAGACTCCAAGAACAGTCAAGACACACCTCCAAAACCACCCAGAGCAAAAGATCAACCCACTGATGAGGTCTCCTTCATGGATTCCAATATATGATCAGAATGATGGTTAAAATCAACCAACTAAGGGCGCGTAGAGTACCTTCAGATAGAACACTACATTAATCGGGTGAAACAATAGATTTATGGGTTTGGTGCTTAATTTTTATTTAATCTTACTTGCAAAACAGGCAGCTGCTACACTCGTAACCACTCCTCACAGTAAGGGCAACACGGGTCATAGAACTTATGCCTATAGATTACCTCTATCTGTATATCTAGCTATGATTAAAATGTATACTTCTGCTGACCGGTTTTCTAGCAACAGTCCACATTATTACTTTATGGGTATTTTTTAATCAACCTTTTATAATCAAATATATTACAAAAAACTTAGGATCCAAGTGGTCCAAACTTTTTTTGATCAAGAGTCATATTGGCTACTTTAGGAGGACACTTTAAACACAAATTGTTACAAGAGGATATTCATCAGATGGACAAACTACAATTGATTGAAGATGGCCTCTCTACTATCAATTTTATACAGGAAAATAAGGAAAAATTACAGCATTCTTACGGAAGATCCTCCATCAGAGAGCCACCCACAAGTGTCAGGGTTGAAGAGTGGGAGAAATTTATTCGAAAGATCGCTTCTGGACCTGAACAAGTTCAAGGGGGAGGATCTGAGACTGAGATCACAGGCGATAATGGAGATAGAGGCAATTTTACCAATCCTGATCAGGGAGGCGGAGTCACAGGACAATTCGAAGAAAGGTATCAAAAATGGGGGTCACAAGATTCAGAATTACAACTGGACCCAATGGTTGTACACGATTTCTTCTATGACGAGAGAAGGGAGAATCCCGACAATGGAAAATATGACCGCAGCTCTAAAAAACGGGATAATATCAGAGAAGGAACACGACAGGATAAGTACAATAATCAGTCTACTGATGAATTACTGTCCTGCCTACAACCATCTTCTAAGAACGATGTCATCAAGAATGAAAGTACATCAGTGTCAAATTTGCATGTTACAGGAAATAAACTGAATCCTGACGCAAAACCCTTTGAACCCACCTCCCAGTCGAAAGAGCACCCAACCACCACACAGCACAACAAAAATGACCATCAGACCGATGATGATTATAAGAATAGAAGATCCAGTGAAAACAATGTGATCTCTGATCATGCCACCACAATGGAAGACAACAACAATTTTATCCCGGCGACCAAAAGAAAGAATGCATTGAGCGAACCCATATACGTCCAGGTATTGCCCTCAAACACAGAGGGTTTCTCGGGAAAAGATTATCCACTCCTCAAGGACAACTCTGTCAAGAAGCGTGCAGAGCCAGTCATCCTAGAAACTGCCAACCACCCTGCAGGCTCTGCCGACCAAGACACAAATCAGATTGAAGAAAACATGCAGTTCAACCTTCCAAAACTGCTCACAGAAGATACAGACGATGAACCAGAGGATAACAATGATTCCATGCCTCTTGAGGAAGACATTAGAGAGATCGGTTCCATGCTAAAAGATGGAACCAAAGATATCAAGACAAGGATGAATGAGATAGATGACGCAATCAAGAAGATAAATAAGAAATCAAAAAATAGAAGTCTGGATCTAGAATCAGACGGTAAAGATCAGGGGAGAAGAGATCCATCAGTAGACCTCGGGATTAAAAAAAGAAAGGAAGGGCTAAAGGCCGCAATGCAAAAGACAAAAGAGCAATTGTCTATAAAAGTGGAGAGAGAGATTGGATTGAACGACAGGATATGTCAAAATTCGAAGATGAGTACAGAAAAGAAATTGATATATGCTGGGATGGAAATGGAGTATGGACAAACGAGTACTGGGTCAGGAGGTCCACAAGGATCAAAGGATGGGACTTCTGATGATGTCCAGGTAGACGAAGACTACGATGAAGGGGAAGACTATGAGGCTATGCCGTCAGATAGGTTTTATACAACATTATCAGGTGAACAAAAGGATAGATTTGATCTAGATGCTAACCAAATGTCTCAGTATGACCTCGAGGCCCAGGTGGATGAATTAACCAGAATGAATCTCATACTCTATTCTAGATTAGAAACTACTAATAAGTTGCTTATTGACATATTAGATCTAGCTAAAGAAATGCCAAAGTTAGTTAGAAAAGTGGATAATCTTGAGAGACAGATGGGTAACTTGAATATGTTAACCTCTACCCTTGAGGGTCACCTATCTTCTGTAATGATTATGATACCCGGTAAGGATAAGAGCGAAAAGGAAATCCCTAAAAATCCGGACCTGAGACCAATACTGGGGAGAAGCAACACGTCGTTAACTGATGTTATCGACCTAGACCATTACCCTGATAAAGGCTCCAAAGGTATCAAACCAAGTGGATCTGGAGACAGACAGTACATCGGCTCTCTAGAGAGCAAATTTTCTATAAATGATGAGTACAATTTTGCTCCATACCCTATCAGGGACGAACTCCTATTGCCAGGTTTAAGAGATGACAAAACCAATGCTTCATCGTTCATCCCAGATGACACGGACAGGTCTCCAATGGTGCTCAAAATAATAATTCGACAGAACATCCATGATGAAGAAGTGAAGGATGAGCTACTGTCCATACTAGAACAACATAACACTGTGGAGGAATTGAATGAAATATGGAATACTGTGAATGATTACCTCGATGGCAACATCTGATTAACAGATATTGAGATTGATCCTATTCTAAACAAGTAATCTCTGATAATGATAGTATGGAATAAGAATACTAATCACACTATTGTACTCTTGTAGAATCTTAACGAGTGTCTAATGTCAGATTTTAGCAACACATACTAATAACTTGTAATCCATTTCTCCTTATTCCATTTAATCTCACATTAGAAAAAACTTAGGATCCCAGATTTGCAAAGTCAAAACGGGATCTACTATCAGGTGTTGGAGCTAACAATAGCGGAGTCTGCATAACAAATAGCGTTCAAAGAAGTTTGAAAACCATCATAGAATATGGATCCGTCAGATTTGAGGAGGATTATAATGGAGGATGATAAGAGTCTGGTCAACAATGATGATAGTACAGAAACTGATTTTCTCGAGAAAACTTGGAGAGAAGGGAGTAAGATTGACAAGATCACACCAGAGGTTGATGAAAACGGGAATATGGTCCCCAAGTACGTTGTCTTCAACCCGGGGAAAAATGAGAGGAAAACATCCGGATATCAATATATGATTTGTTATGGTTTCATTGAGGATGGACCTATCAATGGCTCACCAAGAGTCAAAGGTAATATCAGAACCACCGCTTCTTTTCCTTTGGGTGTTGGAAAAACTTACTCGTCTCCAGAAGAGATCTTACAAGAGCTGACAACACTCAAGATCACTGTCAGAAGGACAGCCGGATCAAATGAGAAGTTGGTGTATGGAATAACAGGGCCTTTAAATCACCTTTACCCGTGGTATAAAGTTTTGACAGGTGGCTCCATTTTTAGTGCGGTGAAGGTCTGTAGGAATGTGGATCAAATACTATTAGACAGACCCCAAATACTTAGAGTATTCTTTCTAAGTATAACTAAATTAACAGATAAAGGTGTGTATATGATACCCAAAAGTGTTCTCGACTTCAGATCGGATAATTCGATGGCCTTCAATCTGCTTGTGTATCTCAAGATAGACACTGACATCACCAAAGCAGGCATCAGAGGGATTGTCAACAAAGAAGGGGAGAGGATAACGTCATTCATGTTACACATCGGTAACTTTACAAGAAGAGGAGGAAAACATTACTCAGTGGAGTATTGCAAAAGGAAAATTGACAAAATGAAGCTCACATTCGCCTTAGGCACTATAGGCGGTCTAAGCTTACATATCAGGATCGATGGAAGGATAAGTAAAAGGCTCCAAGCACAAGTTGGCTTTCAGAGAAACATTTGCTACTCACTAATGGACACAAACCCATGGTTGAATAAATTAACGTGGAACAATAGTTGTGAAATACACAAAGTCACCGCTGTCATTCAGCCATCTGTGCCAAAGGACTTCATGTTGTATGAGGACATCTTAATAGATAATACAGGCAAGATCTTAAAATAAAGTAGGAGAGTCAGTCATTACCCAGTATATTGAATACTAATGACAACTTTATTAATCCAATTCTATCTCCAGTTACTAGAATTTCTAAAACAATTCTACTGCTCAGCAACGCATCTCAAACATTGTGATCTTCAATTATGATCGACGCATTGTAATCTATATAGCTTTTAGTTCATGAAATACTAAAAAGGGCTTAATCTTGTAAGTTCTCAGCAAATACTCCAATGCAAAAGAGCGCCTCAACATCTCAAGCAGCACCAAAATAAACCACAATCAATGTGCAACAAGAGCAATCGTCTAAAGTGTGAAAACCAAAATCACAGATCAGAAAGGGCACATATTTCAGTCCTGTAAAAATACCAAGTGGGATTAATAAAAGAGGATCAATCCTTATCATTTTAAGAAAAACTTAGGATCCCAGAGATCCTAAAGAGCCAATTCCTTTATATTTTGATCTTGAAGGGCTAGAAGTCAGGCTGAAACACAGAGGTGGAGGAACACAGGAACTAAAATTGATGAAATCAACCTTAGCTCAACATCTAATCAATCAAGCTTAAGTCATCCTAATACTGTATACAACCAGCAGCGTAGAGAGTGGATTTGATTTCGGCACCCTTGCGAAGTGAAGGCTATTACTGCCTGTCCTTTCAATCAGAAAATTACATTTACCCATAAAGTAATCTCAACATGTCTAACAAGAGGACAACAGTATTGATCATAATAAGCTATACGTTATTTTATTTGAATAATGCAGCAATTGTAGGGTTTGATTTTGATAAATTGAATAAAATAGGTGTGGTGCAAGGGAGAGTCCTAAATTATAAAATTAAAGGAGATCCAATGACAAAAGACCTTGTCTTGAAATTTATCCCTAACATAGTGAATATCACTGAATGTGTGAGAGAGCCCTTGAGTAGGTACAATGAGACCGTGAGGAGATTGCTTTTACCTATACACAACATGCTTGGGTTATACTTGAATAACACAAATGCTAAAATGACTGGGTTGATGATCGCGGGTGTGATCATGGGTGGGATAGCAATAGGTATAGCCACAGCAGCTCAGATCACAGCAGGTTTTGCTCTTTATGAGGCAAAAAAGAACACAGAAAATATTCAGAAATTAACAGACAGCATCATGAAAACACAGGACTCGATTGATAAACTTACTGACAGTGTGGGGACAAGCATACTTATATTGAATAAGCTACAGACATACATCAACAATCAACTGGTACCAAATCTAGAGCTTCTATCCTGCCGACAAAACAAAATTGAGTTTGATCTAATGTTAACCAAGTATTTGGTGGATCTTATGACTGTTATTGGTCCTAATATCAATAATCCTGTTAATAAAGATATGACTATTCAATCTTTGTCACTTCTTTTTGATGGCAATTATGATATAATGATGTCAGAACTTGGTTATACACCTCAGGATTTCTTAGATTTGATAGAGAGTAAGAGTATAACAGGGCAAATAATTTATGTTGATATGGAAAACTTGTACGTTGTGATCAGGACATATCTACCTACCCTAATTGAAGTACCTGATGCCCAAATATATGAGTTCAACAAAATAACTATGAGTAGCAATGGAGGAGAATACTTGTCAACCATACCTAATTTCATATTAATAAGAGGTAATTATATGTCTAATATAGATGTTGCAACATGTTATATGACCAAAGCAAGCGTAATTTGTAATCAAGATTATTCACTCCCGATGAGCCAAAACTTAAGAAGCTGTTATCAAGGTGAGACAGAATACTGTCCTGTTGAGGCAGTCATCGCGTCACACTCTCCAAGATTTGCTCTTACAAATGGAGTTATTTTCGCCAATTGTATAAATACAATTTGTAGGTGTCAAGACAATGGTAAGACTATCACTCAAAACATAAACCAATTCGTAAGCATGATCGACAACAGTACTTGTAATGATGTCATGGTAGATAAGTTTACTATCAAGGTAGGAAAATATATGGGGAGAAAAGATATCAATAATATTAATATCCAGATAGGACCGCAGATCATAATTGATAAGGTTGACTTGTCTAATGAAATAAACAAGATGAATCAATCTTTAAAAGATAGTATTTTCTACCTGAGAGAAGCCAAGAGAATTTTAGACTCAGTAAATATCAGTCTTATATCTCCAAGCGTTCAATTGTTTCTAATAATAATATCAGTCCTCTCATTTATTATATTATTGATTATCATAGTATACTTGTACTGTAAATCAAAACATTCATATAAATATAACAAATTTATAGATGATCCTGATTATTACAATGATTACAAAAGAGAACGTATTAATGGCAAAGCCAGTAAGAGTAACAATATATATTATGTAGGTGATTAACAATCGATAATCTAAAGGATTACCTCACTATCACTACCAAGGTAACTTCCATGTAAGATCGGACCTTCCCCGAAGACATTAAATAAAACTTAGGATCCCAGAGTATCCCTCTAAGTGATCCTTCTAGATTGGTTACTGATATATATACATATTTATCCTCTTTCCGTCGTTGTTTATTGATCATTAATAATGCTTTCTCAGCTCCAAAAAAATTACTTAGACAACTCAAACCAACAAGGTGATAAAATGAACAACCCAGATAAGAAATTAAGTGTCAACTTCAACCCTTTAGAATTAGATAAAGGTCAAAAAGATCTCAATAAGTCTTATTATGTTAAAAACAAGAATTATAACGTTTCAAATCTATTAAATGAAAGTCTGCACGATATCAAGTTTTGTATTTATTGTATATTCTCACTGCTAATTATCATTACAATAATCAATATAATCACAATATCAATTGTTATAACTCGTCTGAAAGTACATGAAGAGAATAATGGCATGGAATCTCCTAATTTACAATCTATTCAAGATAGTCTCTCATCTCTTACTAACATGATCAATACAGAGATAACTCCTAGAATAGGGATTTTAGTTACAGCCACTTCTGTTACTCTCTCTTCATCTATCAATTATGTCGGGACTAAGACAAATCAACTGGTCAATGAATTAAAAGATTATATAACCAAAAGTTGTGGCTTTAAGGTCCCTGAATTAAAGTTACATGAATGCAACATAAGTTGTGCTGATCCAAAAATTAGCAAATCTGCAATGTACAGCACCAATGCCTATGCCGAGCTTGCTGGTCCACCTAAGATATTTTGTAAAAGTGTATCCAAAGACCCCGACTTTAGACTGAAGCAGATAGATTATGTAATACCAGTGCAGCAAGATCGGTCTATTTGTATGAACAACCCTTTATTGGATATTTCTGATGGGTTTTTTACCTACATACATTATGAAGGAATAAATAGCTGTAAAAAATCAGATTCATTTAAAGTGCTGCTGTCACATGGTGAAATAGTTGACAGGGGTGATTATCGACCATCATTATATCTATTATCAAGTCATTACCATCCTTATTCAATGCAGGTAATAAACTGTGTACCTGTGACTTGTAACCAGTCATCCTTTGTATTCTGTCATATCTCCAACAACACTAAAACATTGGACAATTCAGATTACTCGTCAGACGAGTACTACATAACATATTTCAATGGCATAGATCGTCCCAAAACCAAGAAGATTCCCATTAACAATATGACAGCAGACAATCGTTATATCCATTTTACATTCTCAGGTGGGGGAGGTGTATGTTTAGGTGAAGAATTTATTATTCCTGTTACCACAGTCATCAATACTGATGTATTCACGCATGATTATTGTGAGAGTTTCAACTGTTCAGTCCAAACCGGTAAAAGTCTAAAGGAGATATGCTCTGAGTCATTAAGATCTCCAACGAACTCATCGCGATACAATTTAAACGGAATCATGATTATAAGTCAAAACAACATGACAGATTTTAAGATTCAGTTGAATGGTATAACTTATAACAAACTGTCATTCGGAAGTCCTGGAAGACTGAGCAAGACACTGGGCCAGGTCCTTTATTACCAATCTTCAATGAGTTGGGATACTTATCTAAAGGCAGGATTTGTCGAGAAATGGAAACCCTTTACCCCGAATTGGATGAACAATACTGTGATATCCAGACCTAACCAAGGTAATTGTCCAAGGTATCATAAATGCCCCGAGATATGTTATGGAGGGACATACAATGATATTGCTCCTTTAGATCTAGGAAAAGACATGTATGTTAGCGTTATTCTAGATTCAGATCAGCTTGCAGAGAATCCAGAGATTACAGTATTTAACTCTACTACTATACTTTATAAGGAGAGAGTATCCAAAGATGAACTAAACACAAGAAGTACTACAACGAGCTGTTTTCTTTTCCTAGATGAACCTTGGTGTATATCAGTATTAGAAACAAACAGATTTAACGGCAAATCTATTAGGCCCGAGATTTATTCATACAAAATTCCTAAGTATTGTTAATTTGATGAGCTTATTCCTCATACTTCAATCAAATTTAATATAACTAATATCAAATTGTTGCACTCAGCTATTATTAAAACTGGATCATCAGACAATAAAGATGTATACAAAGATATATCGAAGAGGGTATTAAAGAAAACTTAGGATCCCAGATCCTTCAATAAGGCAGAGCCTTGATTGTATCAGCGTCATTTACAATTGAATCTCAATTAACAACACTGATTAATAACTTAAGCAGAATACTCCTATTACAGTGTTTAATTGACTTAATTTTAATTGAGGATTTTATAATCCTATAATTGGAGCAGATCTAAACTCTCACCGATTCAGTTCTAATCCTTTATTAACTAAAGAACAAATTCTAAATAATTGGATGACGTCACAGGAGACAAGCTGGAAACAATTTAGTTAGAAGGAAGAAACCTTTTACCAGATATGGAAAGTGACTTTGATATATCTGTTAGCGACGTACTGTACCCAGAATGTCATTTGGACAGTCCTATAGTCGGCGGTAAGCTCATTACTTCTCTTGAGTATGCGAATTTGACTCATAACCAACCTCATGAAGATCAGACATTGCTGACTAATATAAATGTCAATAAAAAGAAGAAGATAAAAAGTCCTCTAATATCCCAACAATCTTTATTTGGAAATGAGGTTAATAAGGAGATTTTCGATCTTAAAAATTATTACCATGTCCCCTATCCAGAATGTAACAGAGATTTATTCTTAATCTCTGATGACAAAATAGCATTCAAACTCAGTAAAATCATGGATAATTCTAATAAACTGTTTGATGGTTTAGAGAGGAAACTGAGTCGCTTAATTTCGAATGTAGATAATCAACTATTAAATGCAACCTCTCTTCATAATAATTCTGAGATGGATCGGAAGGGAAAAGAACATCCTTGCTTCCCAGAAAAGAGCACAATTGATGATGTAAGACAGCAGAGACAGACACGAGATTTTCCAAAGAATTCAACTAGAGAGGGAAGATCTCCAAAACACCCTGATGCCGGTCCTACACCTGAAAACAGTGCCAAAAACGATTTGCATAGAGACAACACAGACAATATGCCAACAGGCCATAGTTCGACATCTATGAAAAAACCTAAAATATCTGGAGAAGAATATCTTAGTATGTGGCTAGACTCAGAGGATTTGGGTTCTAAACGAATTTCTGCACAATTAGGGAAGGATGTATCATGTAAAGGCCATCTGCACACGACAGAAGACAAACCGATAATAGTTCCTGACACTCGATATATCCAAAATCATGAATCTAATAACGATATTTTCCCCAAAAAAGAGAAAAAATTCTGCAAACTTCCACCGTCATCGGATAATTTAACCAAAATCATGGTGAATTCAAAATGGTACAATCCTTTCCTTTTTTGGTTTACTGTCAAGACTGAACTTAGAGCCTGCCAGAAGGAGAACTACAAAAGGAAAAACAGAAAATTGGGAATTATCACATCGATTAAAGGTTCATGCTATAAGTTGATACTCAACCAGAATCTAGTAGCAATATTCGAGGAAGACAGCAGTGGATACTCAGATCATAAAAAAAGAAAAAAACGATGCTACTATCTAACTCCCGAAATGGTCCTTATGTTCTCCGATGTAACTGAAGGAAGATTGATGATTGATGTTGCAATGAGATTTGACAAAAAGTACAAAACTCTAGAGAAAAAGGCTTTGAAATTATGGTTTCTTATAGACGAGTTATTTCCTTCTATGGGAAATAGAGTGTATAATATTATATCCATGCTTGAGCCTTTGACTCTCGCGATATTACAGGTTAAGGATGAGTCAAGGTTGTTGAGAGGTGCATTCATGCATCATTGTTTAGGTGACCTCTTCGAAGAACTTCGAGAGTCCAAGAACTACCCGGAAGATGAGATCAAGAGATTTGCCAACGACCTAATAAATGTCATGACCTGTCGGGACATTCATTTAGTAGCAGAATTCTTCTCATTCTTTAGGACTTTCGGACATCCAATATTGAACGCTCAAACTGCAGCCAGGAAAGTTAGAGAGTACATGTTAGCAGATAAAATCCTTGAGTACGAACCTATCATGAAAGGTCATGCGATTTTCTGTGCTATAATCATAAATGGATTTAGAGATAGACATGGAGGAGTTTGGCCTCCTCTTGATCTTCCAAAACATTGTTCAAAGAACATAATATCTCTCAAAAATACAGGTGAAGGGGTAACTTATGAAGTAGCAATAAACAATTGGAGATCATTTGTCGGGTTAAAGTTCAAATGTTTTATGGGTCTCAATTTAGACAATGATCTCAGCATGTACATGAAAGATAAAGCATTATCACCTTTAAGGGATCTTTGGGATTCAATCTATTCACGTGAAGTAATGTCCTACCAACCACCTAGAAACAAAAAATCAAGAAGATTGGTTGAGGTTTTCGTTGATGATCAGGACTTTGATCCCGTTGATATGATAAATTATGTTCTGACCGGAGAATATCTCAGAGATGATGATTTCAATGCTTCTTATAGTTTAAAAGAGAAAGAGACCAAACAAGTTGGCAGGTTGTTTGCTAAGATGACTTATAAAATGAGGGCCTGTCAAGTTATTGCTGAGAATTTAATTGCACATGGGATTGGGAGATATTTCCATGAAAACGGGATGGTTAAGGATGAGCATGAGCTCAGCAAATCACTGTTTCAATTGTCTATATCAGGAATACCAAGAGGGAACAAAAACAACAAATCGACGAACGACACAATCCACGAAAGCAAGATCGAGAATAACCATTCCTTTAAAAACATCCAGAATCGATCATTTCGAAAGACGGATAACCCATACAATAGATTTAACATTGATAACCCAACTTTCTTATCCCCAAACTGTAACCCCAAGTATAACCGTAAGAATTCAGAGACAATAGGTATATTCTCTCGTGCAGAAACCAAAAGCATGATTAGAGAACAGAAAAGTCACAGAGAAGTCAAAATAAATAAGCTAGATATCGGCAGTGATAATGAAGAGCAAGGAAAAGAGATAGATGCCGCCAAGTACAAAATCACGGACAACCCAAATCCACACATAAATCCTCAAGATCAACCCGGAATCTGTCAAGAAGACAAAGGCAAAGAAGGAGCAAAGTCAGATCTCACAGAAGGCATGAGTTTTCTGGAGATGCACACACTCTTTAACCCGAGTAAGAGCGATATCAGAACAAATCTCGAATTGGAAAAGAGTTCACTTTCAAACCCTGGATTTATATCACAAAAAGAGAAAAGAGGCAAAACTTATAATGAATCCCATTCACTGGGAAAGTTCTCTAAAGAGGATGAAGAAAGATACGATGTCATCAGTGCATTCCTGACAACAGATTTACGAAAATTCTGCTTAAATTGGAGACATGAATCAATCGGCATTTTTGCAAGAAGGATGGACGAAATCTATGGTTTGCCTGGTTTCTTTAATTGGATGCACAGAAGACTAGAGCGATCTGTGTTATATGTTGCGGACCCTCATTGCCCGCCGTCTATCAATGAACATATCGATCTAAACGATTCACCCGAAAGAGACATATTTATACATCATCCGAAAGGGGGTATAGAAGGATACAGCCAAAAACTGTGGACAATAGCGACTATCCCTTTTCTATTCCTCAGTGCTCATGAGACAAACACCCGGATAGCGGCAGTTGTACAAGGTGACAATCAATCAATTGCAATTACACATAAGGTCCACCCTCATTTGCCTTACAAAATGAAGAAAGAACTCTCTGCAATGCAGGCAAAAAAATATTTTTCAAGGTTACGGCACAACATGAAGGCATTAGGGCATGAATTGAAGGCGACCGAGACTATCATTAGTACTCATTTCTTCATTTATTCCAAGAAAATCCACTATGACGGGGCTGTTTTATCACAATCTCTGAAATCAATGGCAAGGTGTGTATTTTGGTCAGAAACCCTTGTTGATGAAACTAGAGCAGCATGCAGTAATATCAGCACAACAATTGCAAAGGCTATTGAGAATGGTTATAGCAGGAGATCTGGCTATCTGATAAATGTTCTTAAAACCATCCAACAAATTAATATATCATTGAGTTTTAATATAAATGAATGCATGACAGATGACATAATCAGACCGTTTAGAGATAATCCAAACTGGATCAAACATGCCGCATTAATCCCCGCCAGCTTGGGAGGACTCAACTATATGAACATGTCTCGATTGTATGTGAGGAATATAGGGGATCCAGTCACAGCATCGATAGCAGATGTTAAGAGAATGATTCTCGGTGGTGTACTACCCATTGGAATACTCCACAATATCATGTTGCAAGAACCCGGTGATGCCACTTATTTGGACTGGTGTAGTGATCCATACTCCATCAACCTAAAGCAGACTCAAAGTATCACAAAAGTTATAAAGAACATAACGGCAAGAGTGATACTAAGGAATTCGGTCAATCCACTGCTCAAAGGTCTATTTCATGAAGGTGCTTATGAGGAGGACACTGAATTAGCAACATTCATTTTGGACAGGAGAGTCATCTTACCACGAGTCGGTCACGAGATCTTAAACAACTCCATCACAGGAGCAAGAGAAGAGATCTCGGGCTTACTGGATACCACAAAAGGATTGATAAGAATTGGCATAGCAAAGGGAGGATTAACTCAGAGAACATTATCTCGAATTTCCAATTATGATTATGAACAATTTTTGAACCTAATGAATATGTTGAAGAACAAAGAACAAAACAGTGTCATTTCCCTGTCAGCTTGCTCTGTTGACTTTGCTATAGCTTTAAGAAGCAGGATGTGGAGGAAATTGGCAAAAGGAAGATTAATATATGGTTTAGAAGTCCCTGATCCAATAGAAGCAATGATTGGCTTTCTCATTCTTGGGAGTGAAAATTGTCTACTCTGTGATTCAGGAAGCAAAAACTATACCTGGTTTTTCATACCAAAGGATGTACAGTTGGATAAGATTGATAAAGATCACGCATCAATAAGGGTACCCTATGTCGGATCAACTACCGAAGAAAGATCAGAGATAAAGTTAGGATCCGTGAAAAATCCAAGCAAATCCCTGAAATCTGCTATAAGACTCGCAACTGTGTACACTTGGGCATTTGGCACAAGTGATGCTGAATGGTGGGAGGCTTGGTACTTGTCTAATCAACGAGCAAATATACCCTTAGATGTTCTCAAAACGATAACACCTATATCTACTTCAACGAATATTGCTCATAGATTACGAGACCGATCAACACAGGTTAAATACGCCAGTACATCTCTTAACAGAGTATCGCGGCATGTAACAATTAGTAACGATAACATGAATTTTGAATTTGACGGGGTTAAAATGGATACCAACTTGATTTATCAACAAGTCATGCTGTTAGGGCTTTCATGCTTGGAGAGTTTATTCCGAAATAGGAAAATGACAAATAGTTACAATATCGTGTACCATTTACACGTTCAAGAACATTGTTGTGTAAAGGCTCTGAATGATTTACCTTATACACCGTCAACACATCCAGTGCCAAATTATACAGAAGTTAGAGATAATAGGTTAATTTACGATCCTCAACCTATATTAGAATTTGATGAGCTAAGATTAGCAATTCAGCAAACAAAGAAAGTAGATTTGGAATTTTCATTGTGGGATACAAAAGAACTTCATGAGAATTTAGCTCAAAGTTTAGCGATTACAGTAACGGATATTATGACAAAATCTGATAAAGATCATATTAAAGACCAAAGAAGTATAGATGTTGATGATAATATTAAGACACTAATAACTGAGTTTTTATTAGTAGACCCTGAAATGTTTGCCGTAAATTTAGGATTGCATATATCAATAAAATGGTCATTTGATATTCACTTTAAAAGACCAAGAGGACGCTATAGCATGATAGAATACTTGACTGATCTTTTGGATAATACTTCTTCTCATGTTTATCGAATCCTTACTAATGTATTATCTCATCCCAGAGTTATGAGAAAATTCACTAATGCCGGGCTACTAGTACCGAAATACGGTCCCTACCTTACAAGTCAAGATTTCAAAAAGATGGCGGTAGATTTCATAATAACAGCGTATACCACATTTTTGACCAATTGGTGTAATAATAACAAGTTTTCAATTCTAATACCTGAACAAGACCCTGATATACTTGAATTAAGAAAAGACATCACTCATGCAAGGCATTTATGTATGATCTCGGATCTTTACTGCTACTCTTTCAAGCAACCTTGGATAAAGGAGCTTACACCACAAGAGAAGATCTGCGTCATGGAGGACTTCATAGCCAATTGTGTTGCTAATGATCAAACAAGTGCGGGCTGGAACATAACGCCCTTAAGAGTTTACAATCTCCCTGCATCGACCACATACATCAGGAGAGGGATAATAAAACAATTAAGAATCCGTCAAAGCAATGAGCCTATTGATCTGGAAGATATTAGGATTGGTCAGAACCCCGATTTTGTGAATAAACCTATTGAGTTTTGTAGCAGTGAATTCGGTATCACAATTTATAACCTTGAAGAAATTCTTCAATCAAATGTGCATCTCAGTGTAAATATGAACATTGACTCCTCAACAAGTAACAATACTGAAAATCATTTATTTAGAAGGGTAGGCTTGAACTCTACTTCATCTTATAAAGCACTATCTTTAACACCTGTTATTAAAAGATATCATCAACAGAACACTAATAGGCTGTTTATAGGAGAAGGATCAGGGTCTATGATGTATCTTTACCAGAAAACCTTGGGGGAGACAATATGCTTCTTTAATTCGGGAGTTCAGTACAATGAGGATCTGGGTCAAAGGGAACAATCATTATACCCGAGTGAATACAGTATCTGTGAACAAGGAGTAAAAAAAGAAAACCCTCTCACCGGGCATGTTATACCACTATTCAATGGAAGACCAGAAACCACATGGGTAGGCAATGATGATTCTTTCAAGTATATATTGGAACATACTATAAATAGAGACATCGGGCTTGTTCACTCCGATATGGAAACAGGAATAGGGAAGGATAATTATACTATCTTAAATGAACATGCACATCTTATAGCACTGAGCCTTACAGTAATGATTGATGATGGAATCTTGGTGTCTAAGGTAGCTTATGCCCCTGGGTTTTGCATCTCTTCATTATTGAATATGTACCGGACATTTTTTTCATTAGTTCTATGTGCGTTTCCACCGTATAGCAATTTTGAATCAACTGAATTTTACCTGATTTGCTTGCAAAAAAGTATACCCGGACCTATCACACCAGCTAGAGCCATCCAACAAACGACGAAGCAATCTAGAGAAGAGGATAATAGTATAACTAATAATATCCTCAAAATCAAAAATCTTGTTCAGAAAGAATTTATCAAAACAGTAAAGAAAAAATACGAAATCCATCCTTCGTTTAACTGTCCTATCAACTTCACAAAGGATGATAAATATTTAATGAGTGTTGGGTTTCAAGCCAATGGTCCTGATATGATACGTAAAGAGACGGGCTATGACATAGGTAGCAATGTAGAGAATCTCCGAGATGTCTTAATCAAGTTGTTTGCAGATGCAGTCACCTTCTATGATGATGTCACAAATAAAAAGAACTTTTTAAATCCTTATCCAGTCTACACAAGAACTCAGTATAAAATTCTGATGGATAAAATATGCAAGAAAGTCACCTTATACACCTTAATCATATCATGTAAAGGATCCAATCAATATTGCTGGGAAATTAAATCCCAAATAAGAAAGCATTGTCTCATACTTGATTTGAAAAGTAAGGTTTTTACAAAACTTATTCCAAAGGGATTAAGAGAAAGGGGTGACTCAAAAGGGATGAAGAGCATATGGTTCACTAAACTAACCAGTCAAGAGGTGAAAAGATGGTGGAAGATGATATCTTACATCGTGATAATAAGCAATCCATAACCACATCCAACTTGTCAGTTAAACACTTAAATCACAATAAACTTGTCATCAGATTAAAGAAAACTTATAATTCCCTTTTTTAGGT